ATCGGGATCTATCCTGATGTGACTCTGGCGGCGGCGCGGGCAAAGCGAGACGAGGCGAGGCGGCAGCTAACGAATGGGGTTGACCCCAGCGCATTCAAGCAGGATGCCAAGCGGGCGCGTCTGAAGTCTGTTGCCGACAGCTTCAAGGCGGTCAGCCTAGAGTGGCTGCAGACACAGAAGCCGAAGTGGTCGCCGAAACACTACGATAGGATCACGGCGCGGCTGGCCAATAACGTCTGGCCGTGGATGGGCAATACCCCGGTGGCAGATGTTAAGGCTGCAAGGATATTGGAGATCCTGCGCCGTATCGAAAAGCGGCAGGCTTTCTATATGGCCGGCCGGGTAAAAGAGACGATCGGGAAGGTGATGTGCTTTGCCGTGGCTACCGGACGCGCCGAGATTGACCCGACGCCTAGCCTGCGCGGTGCGCTGACCGTTCACGTCGAGAAGCACATGGCCAGCGTGACTGACCCGAAACGGGTGGGCGAATTGTTGCGGATGTTTGACGCGTTTTCTGGCACCCATACGGTGCGCAGCGCTTTGCTGCTTGCGCCGTACGTTTTTGCCCGACCTGGCGAATTGAGGAAGATGCGCTGGTCAGATCTGGATCTGGATAGTGGGTTTTGGGAATTGGACAGGGGGAGCATGAAGATGCGTCGAGAACACATCGTCCCGCTGTCGAAGCAGGCGATTAGCCTGATTCGGGACATGGAGCCATTGAACGGGCATCTGGAATATGTCTTTGCTGGTGCAAGAGACCCGAAGCGTCCCATGTCGGACGCAGCCGTTAATGCGGCCATGCGTCGCCTTGGGATTGATACGCAGGAAGAGTTGACCGGACACGGCTTCCGGGCAATGGCGCGGACTATCCTGCGAGAGCGCCTGAAATACGAGGCCGAGATTATCGAGTGTCAGCTTTCCCACGCCAAAAAGGGCGATCTTGGCGATGCCTACGATCGGACGCAGTTCATGCCGGAACGCATAGAGATGATGCAGGCATGGGCTGACTACCTGGACGAGATCAAGGCTTCTTCGGCAGCGGCTTGATGAACGGCTTGCCGGTCAGCCAGTCGATCTTTGGCCGGTTGGCAATCTCGTCGTGCTGCGCTTTACGCTCAATCGCTGTCTGCTTTAGTATCCATTCGAATACATTCCCGTCTTTAGCCGGGTCAAATGAGGCGTGTTTGCGTGGCTTTTCCATGCTCAGTCCTTCTGGTCGCGCTGCCAGTTCTCGTAGGCTTCACGCTGCTGCCGATACCAAATCTGCCAGCCGTCGACCATCACGGCTGTGTTGCCGGCTTCCCAGGCGAGGTCGTTGTATTGCTCAGTAGATATGCAGCCGGGGCTTCCCGGAGAAGTTCCTGCGGCGCTTCCGGAAAAGCGGGGCAAGGCGCTGTGACCACTTTTGTCGAGGCGCACCCCGCCAAGGCGATCATAGAGAGCAGAAGAACGAGCCTGAACATAGTTTGATACCTCGCTGTTGATGGTTTGTGACTTGTGGGAAAGGGTAGCCACGGAAACGGCCTGTTCGGCTACGGCAGTGGCTACGCTGACCTTTTCGGCGTTCCACTTGGCCGTGACATTGCCTTCTCCGTGAATGCAACCGGCAATAAAGACGGCGGCTATCATGGCGATGACGCCGAGAATCTTTGCCGCCGGGGTTCGGACGATATCGAGAATCCACATTGGGTGCATTTACTTAACCTCCAGGTTAACTTCCTGGCCGGCATCAAGCGCGGCGCGGACTTTCTCGAACAGAGCGTTGACGGCTTCGCGGCTGTTAAATACCGCGTTGTCGCTGCGCACCTTGCCAAGCAGAATGCAGCCCTCGGTGTCTTTGTCGGTGTTGCCGGCGTGGATTCTGATTCCCTCGAAGCCTGGGACGTTCAGGACGTGCATCATCTGCTTCTGGAACCGGTTGGAAAAGTCGATGATGACTTTGTATGAGCCTCGCGGGATGGCGGTCTCGCCATTGATCTTCTTGCCCCCGTCTTCCAGATGACGGTCTATATCTTCCAAGGTATAGGCAAGGAAAACCCCATCGACATAGAGCTTTCCAATCGTGCTCGACGTGCCCGATAGCCCGCGTTCAACTCGTAGCTTCATGGCGGCTTCCTTTTCGCTTGGTCATAAACAGCATGAGCTCTTTGCGCAAGGCGTAGATCAGTAAGCCTGCGTTCATGACGATTTCAGGCTGCTCATCAATGGCAATACCAAAGACGGGCGCAATAGCAACGCCGACGCAACCCACAGTAAACATGGCGACGCCAATACGCATCAGGCATGGCGTGTCTTTGCTGAAATGGTTAATGGTGCAGATCCCATGAACAGCCAGCGCCAGACAAATAACTGAGTTCAGGTATTCGATGGGGATCATCAGAACTTCGTTCATTGTTGAGCCCCCCCGCCGAGTCGTTGTTTAACCAGATCCACAAGAACCGGCGTGATGGACTGCCAGCCGTAGCCGAGCAGGAAAGCAGCGCAGATCCGTAGTTCATCGATCGGGTTGGGCAGACCAAAGAAGTTGGCGGTCATCGCCCCGGCTACCGGGGAAACTGCGCCGGCCAGCATCGCTGAAAGGGTAACGCTCGAAAAAGCAGCTTTTCGACTGGTTGATTGCACTTGGCCAAGTCGTAGCAGGCCACCGAACAGACCGATCAGCAGTAGGTCGTAACGCATCCCGAAGATGCTGCCGACTAGCGTGACCGTCCCGAACGATAGCGCCGCAGCCGCAGGGCTTACTGGCTCTGTCATGGGAATGCCTTTCTTTTTATTTGGCGAAAAAACCCCGCCGAAGCGGGGCATTGCTCAATGCTGGTCAGTTGGCCAGCAGTGCTGCCTTCTGCTGTCTGCCCCATGCAAGACAGTCTTCAACGTAGGCGTTGTAGACCTCAAACTCTGGGCTTGGCGCGGTGCGCAACAGCTGCAACTCATCTTCAACCGAGTAGACGCTCCGGATCTTTGCCCGAACGGCGGCATTGATCCGGTCTATCTCGGTTTTTAGCCGATCTGTCACGCGAAATCGGCCTTGGTGAACCCGAAGTGTTCAATCGTCGTAAGGTCTTCGACGTCTTCCCAAACCGGATCGACGGCGGGGCCTTCGTAACCCGGCTGGCCATAACCTTCTGGGTAAACGGCGACGTTCTGCTTACGGGTCATGCTGCCCTTTAGGTAAAGCATGAACTCGGCGTGTTGTGCCGGGTTTTGCTCTGCCAGGTGATCGAGGTCTTCGCGGGTGTTAATGACAGGTAATGCCATGATGTTTCTCCATCCAGGTAAAAAGATTGTGGGTGTCTGCCCATTGCGCATGGCCAGACCATGAGGCGATAAATTGATTCAGGCCGGCTTGATCGTCGTGCCTTATAAAGCGGGCAACCTTCCGCTTTGCCCGCTGAACAGAATCCTTGCGGAGAAGCTTGTGCGTTGCCCAGATGCGATAACCGAGGAAGTTAATGCCCCGGCCTACGCCGGAGCATGACCAATGGCTGATCCGCATATCCATGCGTTCTGCCGAGAACTGCTGTATCCGGTAAAAGTCGTCGCGCAGCTGATACGGGTCGTCGCCAAGAATTACGATATCGTCCATGTACCTTGCCCAGCGCCGGTGGCCAAGGTCGTGATGAATGTAGCGATCGATGATGCCGCCGTACACGTTGGCGAATAGCTGGCTGGTCAAGCTACCGATTGGAATGCCGCAACCGTCCGGTGGGATGATCTCGCGCAGGATGCGCAGCGTCAGTTCGCAGCCGATTTTCCGCTCGATGAGGTCGTGCAAGATTGCCCGGTTCACCGACGGAAAGAACTTACTGTAGTCCGTCTTCAGATAATGCGTAGCGCCCGGTTTGCGCAGTTCTGCCTGCACATACCGAACGCCGGCGTGGGTTCCCATGCCTGGGCGGCAGGCAAAGGTGTGGTTGAGGAGCGTTTCCTCAAATAGCGGCGCAATCACGTTGCAGAGCGCGTGTTGCACCAGCCGGTCTTTGAAATCGAGCGCAGATATTAGGCGCGGCTTCGGTTCGTAGATTGTGAACTGCCGGTACCCGCCAATCTTGTATTCGCCTGCAGCGAGTTCATCGCGCAGGTTGTTGAGGTTTATCTGGGCATATTCTTTGAATTCCAAGAAGCCAAAGGTCATGCGCTTGGCTTTTGCGGTGCGGTGGTAGGCCACGCGCATATTTTCGGGGTGGGTAATACGGTCAATCAGGTGTTTGTGTCGTTTCATTCGAATGCCGGTACCGGTGTTCACCAGCGGCTTGTGGCTGCTGGCTACTAACCGGAATGCCGAACCCAGTAGCGTATTTCCCGAGGGGCGACAGAATGGCTGACCACATTGGATGATGCGATCGGCCTGCCGAGCCGTAACTGCGGCAGAGCGGTAAATCTTTGTCGTCACAGACGCCGCGAGCCCCGATGTTGTTGTTCGAGTTCGTGGGAGAGTTGTTCCAATTCGAGGAACGTGAGCCGGAGTTCGCCCCGTTGTTCCAGTTGCCCCCCAGGATGACGGCGTCGTTATCCAGACTGCCCCTTGCGTTTCTGCTTCACAATCCATGCCCCCATGATCTTGCCCACCTCAGCGATCAGCACGAGGGCTGTTTCACATTGGTGTGGCGTGATCACGCGGTCATTCAGGCTCAACAAAAACCGCAACCAAAACCGCAGATGCGCCAATCCTGCATCTGCGATATATAGACGGGAAATCTGGTTTGACTTCCCGGCCTCGATAAACATCTGCGCTTGGCCAAGTAATGCCCTGGTGAACATCTCCTTGGCGACGCCGTGTCGCCTTGGGATGTTTTGGGCAATCGGGTAGAGGTACGCAATCACCGTCTCGTACTTGTCCACGATTGCCAACTGGTCATAACTGGTCAGGTGTTCCTTTATCGGCTGCATCGGTGCTGCCGCACCGATTAAGGCAGAATCAAGTGGTCACAGACGCCGCGAGCCCCGATGTAGTCGCTCGAGTACGTGGGAGAGTAGCCCCAAACCGAGGAACGTGAGCCGGAGCCCGCCCCGAGGTTCCAGTTGCCCCCCAGGATGACGGCGTTCTCCATCTGGTAGGTTGAGCCACGGCCACCGGTATTCGCCGTCCACGATGCGCCAGCAGCGCCGCCGCCGAATTCGTCACCCCAGATCCACATGACCCCGGATGCCTGGTTGATGCCCCACTTGGAGACGTAGGCGGCATTCCATATCGTCGATCCCTGGTCGGTACCGATCGAGGAGGCTTCGGTTGTACCGTAGGCCAGCGCTGCAAACTCGCTGTACGTCGGGCTCTTCTTGCCGTAGCTCTTCAGTACTTCGTTGGCTTCCCACCAGTTGAGCGACCCATAGGCGCTGGTACCGCTGCCGCCAAACAAGGTCGGGATCTTCGGCGGGCTTGAACCATCGGCGATCGTCACGTTGTACTTGGACGAGCCGTTTGTCAGGTGATCGACGCCGAGCAGGTAAATGTCTGCCCAGAATCCACCGGCAATCAGCGCCATGCCGCGTGGGTCGTTACAGGCCGGACGGAACTTCAGATCCCAGAAGCTGTATTCATTGATCTGGGCGGTGCTATTGCCACCGCCTGGGCTACCAGAGTGACCACCGGGGGCGTAGTGGAAACCGCCGATTTTCAGGTAGTTACCAGCGCCGGGTGCCGAAGTGTGGTTTGAGGTTGCCTGAATCGTGCCGTCGTCCTTTACCCAGACGGCGTAATCGGTGCCTGCTGTCAGGGTAGGCATGGAGATTGCAGTTGCCGTGGCAAAGTTGACCAGCTTGGAGCCAACGAACATGAATGTTCCCGCCTTTATGCTGGCTGTACCGTTTCCGGTCTTGGTGAAAATAACGGACGTTGGATCGGCCTTAAAGAACAGACCGTAGGGTGGCGCGTTAACGATGCCGAGGGCGGTCAGTGCATCGGCTTGAACGCCGGTCGTGCCGAGCAGATCGGCGAGGAAGGCTCGCATACTGGTCAGGGCTGTCTTGAACCCGCCTTCGGTTACGCCGGAGCCTGTAAAGTCGGCTGAGGGTGGCAGTGCATTAGGCATGAAAATCTCCTGGCAATAAAAAAGCCACCCGAAGGTGGCTTGGATTGGTTTCTGGGGTTACTCGGTTACTGCGTCCACATCAGAGCGGTATCGGTTGTCCACATTGGCGAGTTGCTGCCGAGGACGTTCTGGCCAACCAGCACCAGCACCGTGTCGGTACCGGATTGGGTTTTCTTAAAGTACAGCTTGCCGTCGTTGGTATTGATCAACTGCTCACCGCTGCCAAGGTCTGCCGCAGCAGGGACTGCGCCAGGTGTCGACGACAGCGTTGCTGGCCACTCCCAAGACGGTGACGTGGCGTTGGTCTTTAGAACCTTTCGCGCCTTTCCTGTCTGGCTTGGCAACGAAGAGTTGTTGACCGCCGCCGTAAGTGACTTAATGTCTGCGCCAACCGCTGTGATAAACGCCTGCAGGTTAGTCAGCAGGCTCATGGCTTATGCCTTCGCGGTTGCGTAGGCTGCGGCAAGATCCGTGGTCGGGTCGCCGATACCGATGTTTTGGCAGGCTTGGATCTGCTGTGCGGTTGTTAAGGTCTGGGCTGAATCAAATCGAACGCGGTTTCCGACAGCTGTGATCAGCGAGTTCAGGGCTGTTTCATCAGCGGCCAGCTGTGTTGCCAGTTCGCCCAAGGTATCCAAGGCGGTTGGCGCACCGTTGACCAAAGCGTTAATGGCGGCTGTGCAGGCGCTGGTGATCTCGCTTTGGATCTTGCTGATCGACCATGTCTTGTTGGTAAGACCGGTGCCTGCATCATTGATAAGCGCCGTCAGATCTATGCTGTTGATGGCGCTCTTCAGTTCGTTGATGGCCGACACCAGGTTGGCCTTGTTGGTCGTGGTTAGGCTGGCCAAGCTGCCCTGATTTGCAATCAGGGTCTTGATGTCGGCGGCAATCGCCTGGGCTAAAGCGGTAATTTGGGCTTGCATGGTCATGGCTGCTGCTCCTTAAAGTTTGAAAATCTGGTACATCGTTGCGAAATTGGCGTTTGGGTCGCCGATAAACTCCTCTACACCTACCGTTTCTCCTGGGTCGCCCTTTTCGCCTTTCGGTCCAATGGTTGCCAGTTCGACAGAGATCAATGATGGTTTAACCTGTGTCAGCTCGATAGAAGGTGGTGATTGGCTGACAACATCGACGCTGTTCATTGACTGCATCGATACTTCGATGGCGGTGTCACTCATTTCGTCACTTCCTCAATCACGGGGATCTGGAACGTCTCACTCGGCGTCTCGATGCCGCCTTGGACGGTCTTGATGTCGCAGACCAGCAAGCCGACAGGCCATGCGCTGGTGTCAGGATTCACCGGTACCAGCGTGAACTTCGTCACGTCCAGGTCGTTCGGAACGACGCGCAGGTTGTCGATTAGCGTGTCGTTCTGGTCGCGTAATTGAGAGGTGATTGTCAGGCCGGTGATTGGTGCGGGTACGCCACCGACTTTCCATGTGCAAGCCAGAGAAAACGTCGCGCCGCGCTTAAACTTGTCTAGCATTTTCATAATCGCTCCTTAGTAGCCTTGAATAGTCACGTCGGCGAGTCCGTTGACTGGGTTGCCGCTGATGTCTTGGCAGGTCAGCAATGGGCCTAGCGTCTCGTTCTTGTCGACAACGATGACGCGGAACGCTGTTCCAGTACCGGCGATCAGCTGCACATTGACCACCGAAATCTTGTGATACGACTTGGTGATCGGCAGACGCAAGCCAGCAGCCGGGATAGCCACGCTCAGGAGCGTTTCCATTACGTCCGGAACGTCAAAGCTGGCCACCAGACTTGAAATGGCTCCACGGTTACCGCCGAAACTGGTGCTGAGACGGATCTCGTAGCTGTCGTTTTCGGCGACCAGCGAACCTGGCCATGTTGCAAAGGCGGGGATTGACCACATCGCGCTCGTATCCGAATGCCACATGGCAGCGCCAGCATCGCCCCACATCACAGCAGCGCCGAGGCGGCGATACTCCAAACGCCAGCTGTCGGCATTGACCACGGCCGGCAACGTCATCTGCGAACCGACGCAGGCGACAGGCACCTGGAACTCGTCGACATAGGTCATGGCGTAATAGGTCGCCACGCGCCACATCAGATCCGAATCGGTATGCCACATCGCGGCCAGTTCGTTCGGGTTCCACATGGTTCCCTGTTCGTTAGCCAAGACCTCGCCGCCAATCACTGCGCCATCGGTCACGATGCCGGTGAAGCCGCGAGCGCCCATGTCCACGGTTTCGACCACGTTATCTACCGGCACATCGCCCAAGTTGACCACCAGCGCCGCAGCCTTGCGGCTTTCGTTGCCGTAGCGGTCAACTGCCTTGATCATCAGCGTTCCCATGCCGGCAGGCCGGACCGCTGACACATACGGACTGAACCGGATGTAGCCCTCATGGATCGGCGCAGCCGAGCCCCAGTCGCGGGAATCGCCGTTGATCCAGCGGATCTGATAACCGGCAATGTCCACTTCCGTGATGTCCGTCCAGGTCAGCGTAAACGTCTTGGCTGAGTGATCCACCACAAAAGACGTCACATTGGCGGGCGGCACATTAACCAGCGGCCATCCGGTAACGGTGTACGGGTAAACCACTGCTGTTTCCAGTACCTGAACAGCGCCGCCGAACTGGTTGAACGAGCAGAACTTGAAGTAGAGCGTTTGACCGATCATGCTCTGGTCGATTTCATCTGACCACGCAATGCTCTCATCGACGCGCACAAACTGCTTGCCGGCAGCATGGGTGGCTGCGTCTGTATTCAGAGCGCCACGGGTCGCCATTTTCAAGCTGTACGCGTTGGTGCCCGTCAGCGTGGCATCGCTGTACCCCAGGTATTCTTCATCGATCACGCAGAGCGTTTGCAGCGCATCGGATGCCGTCTGCGTCACCGTTGTCATCGTCCCGCCAGCACCCACTAACCGGACGTTGGCGACCTGATTCTTGTCGGCAGATACCGAGTTGGCCAAGGTGCCGTAACGCGCTCCACGTTGCCAGCGTTTCATCAGCGTATAGGTCACGCCGTCTAGCGATGAGTAGATGTCGCAGCCGCCCCACTCGGTACCAAGTGGAGTGACGGCAATACCGATGCGCAGACCAGTGCGGCTGGCGTCGACCTTATCCGACTCAATAAACGCCGGGGTAGCGATGTTGGCCGGGGTAGCGTTGTAGTCCTTATTCCAACCGGCCGCGTTTTCACGGGGGTAAAGAGCCAGATGGCCAGCGCCCGCCGGGAAATCTTCGGCAACACAGTTGATCTCGCCGTCTGCCGTGTCGACGACACGGGTCAAGCGCACAGGGTAACGATTCATGCCGCTGACTGCATCCGTCAGCGTCACGATGTCCATCGGCAACAGATGGTCGTAGATCCACGGCAGGGTGAAGCGGTACTCGTTACGGGTTAGCGATTGACGTTGTACGTCGATCGTGCCGAGGCGGGCAGCGGCAGCGCTATTACCGATGCCATGCGCTTTGAGCGTGTCCTTCGACTTCTTTGGGCCGTACATAGCCACGCTGGCTGGGTCGCTGCCGTCAACGGTCTCAATGTTGAACTCGTTGCCGACGTCGCGGAACTCAACGGTGCGGATGTTGTACGTCTCAGAGTCGCCCTTGCGGATGATCTCGATTGGGCGCTCAGGGTCGCCCAGGAATTCATCGTCGGTTAAGTCGTAGAGCGGCGACACGTCAGGCGTCCAGCTGCGGCCATTGCCACTGACGGCAGCGTCCCCGTAAGGAATAACCGTTAGGTGATCAGCCGCCCAGACAGCAGCAGAGTTGGTCTGCTGCAGGATCTCGTTGACCCAGTCAGCCGCTTGTTTCTGCTCTGCCATCTCAATGCCGATTTTCCAGCCCATCGCCACGGCGTAGTTGCCGTAGTTGGTGGCCACAGGAAACCGCGCAGCAGGTGCAGAAGCGCCCCAACGGCTGTTCGTGATGATGCTGCTAATGGCGTAAGCCGGGTCAGCGCCGTCGATCGATGCGTCATAGTTGGCGCCGAATACTTCGAAAGAGAATGACGGCACCGAATCGTTGCTGAATTCGCCCAGATCCACGGCTGTAAAGTTGGCCAGCCCAGGGTAATAAAAGAACTGGTCAGGATGACGGCTCACAAGGACGCTGCTATAGCCATTCGGAATAGAACCTGGGAATACGACGTAGCCGTACTGCGTGTTCTGCGACAGGCGTAGCTTGTCGCTGCCGACGACCATCCACACTTCGCCAACAGACACCGGGCCTTCGCAGATGCCGACCTGTAGGGTATAGCGGTACGTGTAGGTCACGTTTGTCTGCGTGGCACCGCCACCGCCGCCTTTGCCGCCACCGCCGCCGCCACCGCTCGACTGCTGTTGTTCGTGACGGATAGCCTGCAAATCGTTGTAATAGATCAGGTTACCGGTACAACGCTGGCGACCAATAACGACAGGCACAGCAACGCCGTAGCACGACGTCTGAATACGGAGACCGCTAATCCGGGGAGTCTCGTTGACGATGTTCTGGCCACCGCCTCCAAACATACCGCTCATGACTCACCTCTCGGTCGGAAAAATCGGACGGCTCGCTTCATTAAGCGCGAGTCCTCGTCCGCGTTCATCTCTAAAACTTCGCCGTGGCGCTTGTACGCATGGATGATGCGTGGCCACTCGATCACGATGGCACCGTGGCAAAAAACACGGCCAAAGAACCACATGGCAATATCGCCCGGTGCTGGTTCCAGTACCTCATCGCAATAACTCATCAAGCCGTCCACGTAACGCGTGTCGTCTTGGTGGAACATGATGTCTTCCGGGTACTCTGGCACCGTGACGTCTTGCGGCAGTAGACCCGCCTCTTTGCTGGCCTCGATGACCAGCATCAGGCAATCGCAGCCAGCGCCCTTGACGTTGCCCCGATGGTGGTATGGCGTACCAAGCCAACTGCGGGCGCAGCGAATAAGCTTCTGGGCATCGGTCACAGCATCGTCTCCGGAACCGGGACATGGGGGTGCCCACGGAAGCGCACGATGTTGCCGTAATTGGTGCAAGCATCACGGGTTTTCTGGCATCCCGGTGCCAGCGCCAGACGATCACCAACGGCCAGCTTGTCCGGGAACCGATAGAGCAGCGTCAGGACGCCTGCCGAGTTATCGCGGATCGTGACCTGTTGGCCAGCGTTGCTGCCGGCGTCCAGAAAACGGGCAAAGCCGGAGGCGTAGAGCCCCGCTTGCACGCTGCCGTAAATCGTGACCGTCAGGCCGTCGGCGCTGATTGACTGGATAGTCACCGTCGTTTCTCGCGCCGCCCGATTCAAGCCACAGGCGCTGTCGTAGACCGTGTTCGCGCAAGATGCCTGGTAGACGTTACGCGGTACCGGGGCTCGCAGGTAAGCCAGCAGCGAATCGACCATGATTGTCGATTGGTACCGGCCTATCGTGCAGGGGCCGATCTTGCCCGTAAAGCGTGGCGTTACACCGACCACGCCGCCGCCCAATGGGCCAACCGCCCGCGCCAGCGTTACTTCCGCGCCGTCGAATAGACCACTCCGCAACGCCTGCGGCCAACTCATGCCGAGCACTGTCATAGTCGCATCGGCGGTCACGGTCAATTCAAGCTGATCAACTTCCAGACCGGCGGCAAAGTTGATCTCGCCGCGCTCAATCAGTGGGGCTTTGTTGGCTCCGGCTGACAGCCAGGTATTGCCACCCCAGCTAATGTCTACGTCGGCGGTCGTGTAGCGCAGCGTTTGGCCGGAGACAAGAACGAACGTGATCAGTTCGGCTCGCCATGCGGAACCGCTGGCCTTAACCGTCTTGACGGCTTCGGATTGGGAAATCATCAAATTTTTTCCGTCGTGAATTCGACGCTGCCCGCCTTCCAGAGCTCCCACAGGAACCGGTCAAAGTCGATTGAATCGTTTTTGAAGCGGCAGCGGAAATAAAAGATGCCGGACCATTTGATCTCTTGGCCTGCGCTGGGCGGCGCGGCGAATGTCAAAACACCATCGGCTTCCGTGTAACTGGTGACCGTTGAACCGGCGACCTTGACGCTGTTGATCTGCTTAGCTTTGGCCAGCGGTTCAATAAAGTCGCCGTAAGCCCGCGTCAGCCGAAAAGAGCGTGTAGCGCCATCGCCGTATCCAATCACCTGGTCAGTCGCCACGCTGTCATCGTCATCCAAGAACAGGAAGGTATCGGCCTGCCCGTAAACGCGGTTGAAGAGACCAACGACCTGCTGTAGTTCTGTTTGCGCCCCAGAGCGCAGGAACTCGAACTTCAGCTTGTAGCGCCAGAGCGGGTACGTGTAGGCGGTGAAGCCGACCGACTTGCCAGAAACGCTACGCTGTACCTTGCTGTCCCAGTAAGGTGATCGACTGCGCTCAATGCTGATACCAGGCAGGCGCGGAAACACAAGATTGCTCATCGCACGAATCTCCGGTTCATGTCCTTCAGGGCGCGTTGCAGTGCGCTATTGGTGCGCAATGAGCGCATAACGTCCTTGCTGTCCTGCGCCTTTATGTTGATGGTCATGCCACCACCAGGGCCACCGTTAGCGGCCATGCCACGGATCACATCGGCCTGCTCGGCAGGCAAAATCATCTCTTTCTGGTGAGTCTGAACGACAGGGTTCACGCCGGCCGGAATGTCGTAGCCGCCCTCGGCCGAAGCGCCAGCCAAGGCAAAGCTGCTGGCCAGTGCAAAGTGTTCGGCACCAACGGCGGGGGCCATCATCCAACCGACAAGCGGAATCGCTGCCACTGATGCCATCGCGGCCGCAGCGCCTGCGCCAGCCTGCGCCATGCCTTCGCT